CGCAAAAAACAGCATCATGATAAAGGCGAGGAAGGGGAAAAGGCTGGAAGGGCAAGCGACATTGCTGCCCAGGCTGTCGGGATGAGCGGTCGCACCGCAGACCGGGCCGTTTCCGTTGTCGAGGCGATCGACGAGGCTGAGGCCAGCGGCGACGAGGGGCGTGCAGCTGGCCTGCGGCGGAAGCTCAACCACTCCGTGAGCAAGGGGCACAAGGCTGTTGAGCGTGAGAAGGCCCCGGTGGTGGATGAGAACGAGGCCACGGTCCCCGAGAACCTCGTCGATACGTTCAAGACCTCAAGGGTGATCCGTGGCCTGATCTACAAGATTGGCGAGATCAAGGCCAACGTCCGGGTCACCTCGGAGGAAGAGGGTGGCGAGTTGTTGCCGCTGCGAGCCATCGAGGCCGACTGCAGCAACGTCTCCAACGCCCTGATTGCGGCGAGGCCCCACGCGGTCTGCCCGATGTGCAAGGGGAACGGGTGCAGCGAGTGTGACCAGCTGGGGTGGATGCACCGTGACCAGTACAACGCACTGCCCGAGGGGTTGAGGAGCAAGAAGTGAGTTATCTTCGCGACTATCAGGAAGTGTGTTGCGACAAGGTGACCTCAGCGTTGTCCAACGGGTCTGCATCCACGCTGATGGTGATGCCGACCGGGACCGGGAAGACCGAGACGTTTCTGGACATTGCTGATCGGTGGCCGCAGGGGAATGTGCTCGTTCTGGCTCACCGGGAGGAACTGATATGGCAGCCCTGGGAGCGATGGCAGCAGAAGACCGGGGAACGTGGCGAGATCGAGATGGGCGATTTCCGCCGGTCGACTCGGCCCAAGTCTAAGCTGACCTTTGCATCCAAGGACTCCCTCTACCGGGAGAAGCGGTTGCACCGGGCGTTCCCTGATCCGATGGAGGTGGGGCTCATCATCATCGATGAGGCTCACCACGCGGTGCGTCAGAACAAGACGTACCAGAGGATACTGGACTACTTCAGCGTGAACCCTGACCTGCGGATCATGGGTGCGACAGCCACGCCAGACCGGACGGACGAGCAGGCGTTGGGCCAGACGTTCGAGTCGGTCGCCTTTGATTACCCGCTGATGGATCCGTCTGGCGGACCCTCTGCTATCGGGGACGGGTGGCTGGTTCCGATCCAGCAGGAGGTCGTCACGGTTGATGACATCCAGTTCAACGAGATCAAGGTGCAGGGTGGCGACTTCCAGGGGAAGGCCCTGCAGAGCGAGATGATGCGCGAGGTCGTGCTGCACAAGGTGGCGGTCCCCACGATGGAGGTGGCGGGGGGCGACCAGTGCATGGTGTTCGCGGCTGGCATCCAGCAGGCATCACGCCTGGCTGAGATCTTCAACAGGAAGATGGATGGGCGTGCCTTCTGTCTCGTCTCCAAAATCCCGGCCAGCGAGAACTACCAGCATGTGGTCAACTCCAGGGACAAGCAGGCTCGCAAGCGGGCCCTGAAGGGGTTTGCTGACGGGTTTTACCAGTACGCTGTCAACGTGGGGTGCCTGACCGAGGGGTACGACTGCCCCCAGGTCCGGACGTTGAGCATGGGGCGTCCCTCCAAGAGCCGCAGCCTCGTGGCCCAGATGTGTGGACGGGGCACGAGGATTCTCCCCGGGGTGATCGAGGGGGATGGGTGGCGACTGGAGACCCCAGATGAACGGAAGGCGGCGATCGCGGCCAGTGCCAAGCCAAACGTCACGATCCTCGACTTTGTCGGGAACAGTAGGCACAGGCTCATCACCAGCACCGATGTCCTGGGCGGCAAATATCCTGACGAGGTGGTTGACCTCGCGAAGGAGGAGCTGAAGGAGAACGGTGGTGACGTGTTGCGGGCCCTGCAGGAGGCAGAGGTAAAACATGCTACGCATCTGGAGGAACGTCGCAAGATTGTGGCGACGGGGGTCAAGTGGGACTCAAGACGTGCCGACCCGTTCGGGATCCTCGACGTTGTTCCATCTCGTGAACCGGGATGGCACAAGGGTCGCATGCCGACCCATAAGCAGAAAGAAGCCCTCGCCAAGTTCGGCGTCGAGTGGCACAAGATTGAGGATCTTACCTTTCACGGGGCGAACACCCTGATGGGCTCGCTGATCGGGAGATCGAAGGAGAAGCTGGCCAGCTACAAGCAGTGCAGGCTGCTCAAGAAGCATGGCCTCGCGACCAAGGAGATGACCCGGCAGGAGGCAAGCAGCCTGATCGACCGGTTGGCCAAGAACAACTGGAAGCACGTCTAATGGCCATCTGCCAGGACTGCTATTCTGATTTTGATAGGATCAGCATGGAGAAGCTGTGTCCCGATTGCTCGCAAGGAGGCGAAGAACATGGATCTGCCACCACTGATGCAAAACGTGATAGCGCTGCACCGAACACCGCGTGGTGGAGTGAACCACCATCGGAAGAAACGTGTCGGGGTTCACAACACGACGACTGGGCGCATCCCAGGTCACGAGGAGTGGATAGACCTCATGCGTGACCGGGATACGCAAGGACTGGATATCTGGACAGGGGAGCCACGAGACGATGTGAACAAGTAGCGGTCGGCCCGGGATCAGATCCCCGGGGGAAAATGTGTTCGGTGTTGTGTGATCTGACCCCTGCCCAAAGCGAGGGACTGGCGATGTCTTCCGATGGCTCGCTGGGAAATATCCTCCCTTTGGTTCGATCAACGACGCGAGGAATTGCCGAGTCTGCGAGCGTCGATAAACAAGTCGCGGGGAAGGCAGAACCGTTGAGGAAAGGAAAGCGATGTCTATCGATCAGATTCCAAATGAGGCGCTGTGGTGTCTTGAGCGTGTGGCCAACACGTCCCATCTGCTGGAACGGGCCAAGAAGGAGACCTCTGAGCATGGGCGAGAGATCCTCGTTGAGGTCAAGGAAGCGTTCGGCTGGACTCAGACCTACATTGCCGAGCGAGTGGGCGTGAACAAGTACCACATGAGCAGGGTGTTCCGTGGCGCTGAGCCCGTGTCCATGAAGGTTCTGACAAGGTTGTACGATGTCATCATCGCGGAAGAGGGAAGACAGTCACGAGGAGCCGCTGCTGACGGACAGGATAGCGCTGGAACTGGTGTGCCTGGGGGTGGCCATCGGGAGCCTGGAGTGGCGGAAGTCGGTTGATCCGCAGGACTGGAGTGAGGTTGATATCCAGTGCATCATCTCCGAGTTGAAGAACGGGGGCGGTGGTAAGCAGAAGGATTACCACCACCTCAAGAAGTGGCTGCTGCAGGTTGTCTCCGTCGAGTGGAAGGATGGTAAGCCGGTGCCAGCGATGCTGGAGAAGCTGAAACGAAACAGCTGCAAGAACCGTGTGATCCAGATCCTGACTCGCCTCAAGGAGACCAGCGGTTACCAACTGGACATGGATCTGGATAAGTTCTTTGCCATCATCTCAGCGGCCTACGATGAGGCCATCCCTGAGATCGAAACCATGTTGAAAGGGAAGAAGAAGTGAACGAGAAGCAATTGAGGGAAGTGGCCACGTACTACGAGGACGTGTGGCTGGCGAAGCTGGAGAACGGGTGGTCGGACGGGTGCGTCCATTACGGGCTCCACATCGACGGGATGAGCAGCAAGCCCAAGATCAACACCAACCGGCTCATCGCTAACACCCTGGTCAGGGAAATGGAGGTGAGTGATGAGGTGCAGAGAGTGTTGGATCTGGGATGCGGGGTTGCCGGGACGATGGCTTTCCTTCGAGATCATCACCCCCATTTCGATGTGTTTGGCGTCTGCTCTTCCGATAAAGAGAAGAGGGTAGCCAGGACGATGCACCGTGGGTACGACCCAGTGGTGTGGGTGTTTGACTACCATAAGGCGTGGCCAGCCTTCACCCCTCGTCGACTCGACGCGGCCTACGCGATCGAGAGCCTGTGCCAGTCATGGGATAGACCGGCTGCTCTGGCCAACGTGTGGATGTCACTGGTTCCTGGCGGCGTGTTCCTCGTGCTGGATGCCATGCTGGATGGTGACGTCCACCATGCCGGTGGCCTGCTCAAGCTGTACGAGGACGTGCGGTCTGGCTTCCACGTTCCAGACCTGTACGAGGTCCCGCTGATGACCGAGTTGGTCAACGCGGGGTTCGAGGTGGAGAAGGAACTTGACTTCACCCCCAACGTGGCCGAGTCGATGTTCGGCAGTGCGGGCAGGGCCATCTACCATGACGGGACCAATGCGATCCCACTGCGGACGCAGCTGCACGGGCTGGCCTGCGTGGGGATGGCCGGGCTGCTGGCACACAAGAAGTTGCGTTACACCCTGACCATTGCAAGGAAACCGATCGATGCCGATACCCAGGCCGAGTAAGGACGACTACCTGTACCCCAGCGATGCTGGCATCATGGGCGAGGACTACCGCCTCGACCAGCTGCGGTTCAAGGAGGCCCCGGTGGATACCCCCAAGCGGAGCAAGCCGTTCATGGATGACACTCCGGAGCCAGAGGGGGCTCCCGAGTGAGCGACCAGATCACCGTCGTTTGTCCCCTCCCTCCGAGGCAGCTGAGCCCGAACTCCCGCTGCCACTGGCGAACCCGTCACAAACACTCCAAGAAGTACCGCGAAGAGTGTCGGGTTGCCTGTTTCACTGAACTGGTGACTCGGAGGCGGGGGGACGTTGACTGGTCTGAATCGAAGCTGCAGGCGACGTTCTACTACAAGGACCGCCGTCGCCGCGATCGGGACAATATGGCCGCGATGCTGAAATACGCCTATGATGGCATTGCAGCGGCCCTGGGTGTCGATGACTACGGGTTCCGGCCCCAGATGCCAGAGGTGGATGTTGACAAGGACAATCCCCGTGTGGAGATTGTCGTGATTGGAAAACCACCCGGGGATCCGTCCCCGTGAAAGTCTTCCGTGACTGGTGGTCAACGTATTATACAGGGAGGTATTCTCGTGGAGATCAATGGCGACCATCCGTTTTGGGGAATTATCAGGCTCGCGGTGATCTTCACCGGGCTGACCGTGTTCCTGTGGCTAAACTCGACGACTTTCGACAAGACTGAGGTCACGACAATCATCGAGCTGCTCGTGCTGGCTGGTGGATTCGAGGCGGGTCGGAAGATGATCCAGGCGTCGAAGAAGGAGAAGAACAAGTGAGACATGCAGTCGTGGCGGCGCTGGCTCTGTCGTTGTGCTCGGCTGCTCCTCGTGTTTCCTCACCACCGGGAGCAGTTCAGGTAGGTGGGTGCAGCGGTACACTCATCTATCGTGACCTGATGCTAACGGTTGGGGTCAGCGCCGCCCATTGTGCTGGTGGGCCGGGCTCCCCCGTGCAAGTGGTACTGCCGGATGGTCGTCGGTTGGCTGGCCGATGGGGAAAGCGGGACCTCGGGACAGATCTTGTCCTCTTCTCGATCCCCCGCTCTGACCCCCCGCTGCCGCTTGCACGGGTTCCTGCCAAGGCTCCCAGTGGGGAGTTCACTGCCTTCGGTCGTTACGGGACGAAGGTGCTCAAGCCGATGGGCCCTGAGTTGATCACCGATAACGGGACAGGTCGCAAGATCTCACGTTCCGGGTACGAGGTGACCTCGGGGAAGTATCGCAACGGTGACAGTGGCAGCGGCGTGTATGTCGGTGGTAAGCTCCTCGTGGGGGTTGCCACGCATGGTGACGACGATGAGGAGTTGTATGCGGCCACCCACGGACAGCTGGTGACGTTTCTGACAACGCACAAGGTGATGGGCCCGGGCCCGGAGGGCTCAGACTGGGGAGACAAGGACAGGACCCGGGAGATCATCGCGATCAAGAGGCGGTTGGATGAACTGGAACAGGCAATCAAGAGCATCAGCCTCAAGGAAGGACCCGCTGGCCCACCCGGGCCTGCTGGACAGCCAGGGACGGCAGCAGATACATCCGGTCTCGCAACGAGGCTGGAGTCCCTGGAGCAGTGGCGCAAAGACTTCAGGACAACCATCAGGATCCGTTTGCGCCCGGTGAAGGAGTAACGACATGGCGAGTAATGTTGACCTGCAGGCGTTGTTGGAAGCGGCGGCTGGTGAGCGGATCGGCCGCGCGAGTGATGCCAGTCAGACCACTCTGGTGCTGATCGATCGCGTGTTCACCAAGGTGCTGGTTGAGCCCGATGTGATGGAGGCAGCGGCGGCCCGGCAGCTGCTGATGCGTGAGGCTCCGATCGGATCGGCAACTCCCTGATGCTGACGACACCGGAGCAACGGGCTGAAGCGGGTCGGCTGGTCGACTTGGATGAACGCGGCCTCCTCATCGAGGCGGTCGCGTTCGCCATTCGGCTGGGCGAGACCCAGGAACGGGCAATGGCCGATCTGGTCGAGTTGGACCGATCGTTCATACGGGAGTTGGAAAATGCAGAGCGCGGCGAAGGCGGTCTACCAGTCGAAGGCGAAGACCAGGGGGCTCGTGTCTAACATCTGGGCCCACGATATCGCACAACGCCTTCGGATCAGGAGGAAGATCTTGGCTAACGATGCCGGACTTGGAGAGTTGGACGTTGGTACATACCCGAGCCACGGCTCGGTCAACGTGGTGGACGGTGGTGGTTTCTGGAAGGGGCTCCTGGTCGCTGGCTTGGCGGCTGGTGGACTCGGGATGGCCAGTGGCCTGTTCCGACCGGGTATGCCTGGCGTAGTGGCTCCCCCGGTGGTGGCGACGCCTGCGGTGTCCGCTCCCCAGGAATGGGAACTGGAGATCATCTCGGTTGACGGGGAACCGCAGATCCGGGGCAAACGTGTCGAGACCACCGACTAGGTACGGCTATCGTGCGATCATCCTTCCGGAGGATGTGTACGACGGCGACAGCTGCACGGCTGACATCTCGTTGGGTTTCGGTGTCTGGTTGCGGAACCAGAAGCTGAGACTGGTGGGGGTTGATACACCCGAGATGCGCGGGGCGTCGCGCCGCGATGGGATCCTCGCGAGGGACTTCGTCCGCGAGTTGATGCCGGGAGATGGACGGGTGTTGATTCAGAGCCACAAGCCCCGGGCCAGAGGGAAGTATGGCCGTTGGTTGTGCTCGATCTGGATTGACGACCTGTGCGTCAACGATGAGCTGCTGCGGACGGGCCACGCCACCCGCTACCTCGGGTGAATTTCAGGGGTATCAGGGTTCAGGGTAGGTCCTCCGGATGCGTTAGAAGCGATCCTCCGCCCCCCAAATGGAGAAAAACCCGCCCCACCTGGAAGTGGGACGGGTTTTACCATGCCGCATGGCAATCACCGTGTCTTTCTTCAAGCGGGGCAGGTCACCGGGGCTCCCCGGTCGAAACCGTCCCCTAAGTTGTTAGCTTGCGACTCCCACAAGTTTGCCAAATACCCCGTGCAGCCGCTGCGTCCGCTTCATCGAGGTGGTCACCGGGTCGTTCTTCGCGATCTCGGTGAACGCATTGAAGAGCGACCACGCGGTATCGACCCCGTGCATCTCGCAGTGCTTCTTGGACTCGTATTCCTTGAGCACCTTCGGGATAGAAGCGTTGGCGATCGCCTTGGACCGCATCGCCTCGACCAGGGTGTCATTGACTCGGACCCGACCGACGTGATGGCCCTCCATCCGCTGGTAAAACTCCTCCTGCCGCTGGCTCGCCTGCAGCAGCTGACCGACAGCGCGGGAGATCACCTCTGGTAGGTCGCGGATGATGTGGCGAGTATGCCGACGCGAGACCTGAATCTCACCACTCCACGCGAGGTTGTCACAGATGAAGGTCCTCGAACCCATCGCAACGGCGCTGGCAAAACTCTGATCGTGGGAGTTCCGCCATCCGATCATGAGACCGCGTTTGAGATGGTTCGGGTCGTCGGCCCCCTGCGGCCTGACCTCCATCATCCCAAATGCGCGGGCCCCGTCGTTGGTCATGCCCTGGGCCTCGTCGCGAATGACATCACCCCAGTGGCCAACGTCGTCGGCTGTCAGTAGGTCGGACACCGACTCCCTGATCCGGTTCCGTACGGTGAGATGGCTCACGGGCTGGAACGTGACGTGGCCATCGCTGTTGCGCTTGATCGGTGGCAGATAAACCCCGTCAAGCTGGTGCGGCTCCACCGCAGCGGCTCCGCAGTGCAGAATCAAGTTGAGTCTCTCGGGCATAACCTTTTCCTTTTGTGGCCGGTGGTTGTTGGTGGTTGGGTGCAACTGACCAGCCTGCAGTCGACCCGCCTGGTGTCTGGGGTATTGTTGCTAATCTTCTCGACGAATCAAGTCAATTAGGAACATAATTAGAGCGGTGACCGCAACTGTGGCCAGCGCAAACTGGAAGCCTGACATTGGGATCCGTCCCCTAGTTGACGTTGTTTGTCTCATACTCGATGACCGTAACGCGCTGGTCCCAGCATGCTCGGCAATCACCGCAGGCGTTGCCCTGCATATGCGCCGGGCATCGGCGTCCGTGGCGACGTGGTCCGCTGCTGATGACACTGCAGTGCCTCGCCCAGGGCGGCGGGTCTCCATCTATCAGAGAACCTGACCAGCGGATGGTTAGGTTTTTCGGTGGTTCGCCTGCGAATCGGATGTGCCGACGTTCCCGAGTTGGCATCCAGTGTCTCACCTTCGGCGTCAATCGGCACACCTCGTAAATGGCGCGGGCCATATCGGCCGACTGAAGGTCTCCAGAGTGGAACCAACGGAACCATCGGTCGTCGGTCCCGGTGATCAGGTGCGCCATAGCCTCCGACCATCGGTACAGCCTATCGGCCTCGGCCTGCATGTTGAAACATTCGAGAGCGGTCCATAGGCGGTTTTGGACGTTGTCGAAACGATATCGTCCGCGATCGGCGTAGCATATCGCGCAGGCTGTGCCCGCCTGGTCCTTGAGCATACCGCCGATTTGACAGGTGCTGGCCGGGATGCCCCAGCTATGGCCTGGCATCTTGG